ACATAACTCCTATAGTTCCAGTTATGTATCTTTTTTCATATTCTGTAGATTCCAGTTCCAATGTCCCAGATCTGCCAAGTATAGTAAACTCCTTCTTTCGCCTTTCAGGAATTACAGTTCTATCAACGGATTTAAAACCTATATTAAACTCACTGCTATGTTTGCCTTTAAAAGTAAATCCTATCATGTAGTCACCATTCCTCTACCTCTATTAGTTTTTTGTTGTAAGCTATTTAGTTCTCTTGCAATCTTTTTAATGTCAGCTTCTTCTCTAACTACAAAAGTGTTTCCAGTAATTAAAACTCCGCCATTTCCATTGCCTTTTTTCTCTATAACTTCTGCTACAATTGCTTTTAAATCATCTAAGGCTCCTACAAACTCTGGTCTCTTTTCTCCGACACCGATAATTGATGGACTAGAGAAAATACCACCCTTGTCATACCAGTCGACACCGAAGTGTGGCACTGATGGAGGTTTTAAACTAAATTGCCCAGTGATCTTAAAGTGTGGCAACTTGATCTTTGGAAAAGGAAGATGGACATTAAGTAAAGATTTCATTTTTTCAATTGCCTTGCTAACTGCATCTTTAGCTGCATTTATAGGTTTTTCTATAGCTTGCTTAACTGCGTTCCAAACTGTCGTTGTTGTAGACTTAATGCCATTCCAAACTTCAGTGACTTTCGTCTTGATTCCCTCAAAGACTGTAGATGCAGTAGACTTAAGTCCGTTCCAAATGCCTTCAACGCTGGATTTAATTCCATTCCAAACTTCAGTTGTCTTGGATTTCACAGCGTTCCACACAGTTTCTATTGCAGTTTTAACCGCATTAAAGGCTGTAGTTGCTGTCGATTTCAAACCATTCCAAATAGCTACAACAGCTGTCTTAATTCCATTCCATATAGTAGTTGTCGTAGTCTTAACTGCGTTCCAAACTGTATCTATGGCAGATTTGACTGCATTAAAGGCTGTACTTGCAACTGATTTAAAACTATTCCAGATGGTTTGTAGCGTCGTCTTAATGCCATTCCAAACAGTTGATGTAACAGACTTTATGCCTTCCCAAACTGTGGATATAGCTTGCTTTACTCCTTCAAAGGCAGTTGAGGCTACAGTTTTTAAACCTTCCCAGATTCCAGATAGAGTCGCCTTGATGCCTTCCCAGACAGCAGACCAAGCAGAGGATATTCCTTCCCAGATGCCTGATAAAAATTCTACGATGCCGCCCCATACTTCAGAGGCTTTTTCCTTGATGGTATCCCAGTTTTTGTAGAGAAGTACCCCTACAGCTATTAAAGCTGCAATGACTCCAATGACTATGCCTACTGGACTGGTGATAAATCCAATTGCCTTTGCAAAGATACCTGCACCTTTACCGCCCTTGCTAAAAAATTCTATGGCTTTACCAAGTCCGCCAGTTAATTTTCCGACAGCTACAAGCACTGGACCGATAGCCGCTGCTATAAGTCCTACTTTGACAATAAATTGTTGCGTCTCTGGACTTAGCTTGCCAAACCAGTCGGCAAATCTTTGAAAAGCACCAATAGCACCTTCAAGCATTGGTACTAGGACAGTTTGTAGTGCACTTCCAAGGTCCGACCCACTTAACTTAAGGTTATTCATGGCTTGTGTTACTAAATCGATAGGATCTAGCATACCTTCCCATGTACTGTCTACACTTCCTGCCGCGTCTTTCATGGCATTGGCAAATTCATCAGCATTTAAGGCACCACTTTCTAAGACTTCCAACATAAAAGCGCCGCCCTTAGTACCAAAGGCTTCAGCTGCTATAGCTAACTTCTCTTCATGCGTAGTTGCACTTGCCATTTTCTCTTGCATTTCTTGCAAGCCTTGTGTAACTGATTTTCCTTCCTTTGCCCAGTTAGTTTGTGCCCTTGTTAAGTAAGATAGAGCCTTATTGGAGTCGATACCTTTTTGCTCCATTCGCCCCATCATTTCTGTTGCCTGTGCAAAGTCCAGTCCAAGTTGTGTTATCTGTGGACTACCCTTTATCATGACATCAAATAGTTTGTCAGTAGATACACCAGTATTTTGAGCGGTCTTAGTCACAGAGTCCAAGACCATATCTAGATCTTTTGCTGATAGTCCATACTTCTCTATAGCTTGTTTAGCATTGATTGTTGATGCTGTTACATCTGCTCCGTTAATTTGAGCAAACTTAATCATTTTTTCAGAGGCTTTTTCTAGTTCTTCTCCAGTCAAGCCAAATTGCGTGTTAATTTCGCCGATTGCGTTGCCAACCTCGTCAAAACTTGCTGGCATATTGCCTGCTACATTCCTAAAGCTTTCTTCAAGGCTCTTGGCTGCTTCTCCCGTTGCCCCAGTTTTTGAAATTACTGTATCTAGTCCATTATCGACTTCTTTAAAGGCTGCTATTGATAAACCAGCGATAGCAGTTATCGGCGCTGTAACACCTTTAGTCATTCCTTCGCCGACCTTTACCATCTTGTCGCCTGTAGTTTGCAACTTTTCGCCGACAGCTTGCCACTTACTATTGGTCTTATCAAGTTCGCCTTGCAGAGACTTAAGCTGATTCTCAGTTTTTAAGATTTCTCTTGTAAGGGCATCATACTCGTCTTGTCCTATTTTACCTTCAGCAAGTGCTTGCTTTGCTTGTTCTTGTGCAGTCTTTAAAGTTTCAAGCTTCTTCTTTGTATTTTCGACAGATTCGGCAAGTACTCTTTGTTTTTGAGCGACTAACTCTGTATTACCAGGGTTAAATTTCAAAGACTTTTCAATGTCCTTAAGTTCCTTGTTTAGATCCCTAGAATTTTTATTGACATCTTTTAAAGCCTTATCTAGTTTGGTCGTATCTCCACCAATTTCAATTGTTATCCCTTTTATATTTCCTGCCATTTTCTCACCTGCCTTTAAAATCTATCAAAGTCTTTTTGCGATGCTACCTTCGTTTCTTTGTCTCTTTCTTCTGGATCCTTATTTAAGTCGTTATAAGTCTTGCAGTAGTCGACAATCTGCCCGATTGTCATGCTGTCAAAGTCCTTAAGAGTTAGTCCACGCGTGATAGCACCAGTCATAATTACTTCAATATCTACTTGCTTGTCACTTTTGCTACTTTCGCTATCTCCTTCAATTTTTTTTTAGAAAATAAAGACTCAAAAACCATAGGAAAAACTTCTATTGCTATATCAATAATTGGAAATTCGTCAAACTCTCCAAACCACTTCATGGGTTCAGGTATTGTATCATCTGCACACTTAGCAAGTGTCCAAAGTAAATTCATGATGTCGATTAATTCCAAGCTATACACATTTTCCAAAAGTCCAGATAATGTCGATGGTTTTAACTCTATGTTTCCATCTTCTTTTGTACTTTCTTTAAACAAATCGTCCATACCATCTAAAAGTTCTGAAATTAAAGGCATGATAACTGTAAGTATGTCAGTGTTAAAATTTGCCTTATAAACTAAAGGGAAAGAAGCACTAGCTTTAAACTGTACTTCTTTCCCGTCAATAATTATTGTCTTAATCATAATTAAGCTCCAGTAACTGGTACCACTACATAAGGCTTTGTGAAAAAGTCATCATAGCCTGTAGATCCTTCAGACAATTTTGCCTTAACTATTTTTGTGTCAGTTGCAGGGATTGCCTTTAAGCTGATTTTGTCAGTAGTTGGATCTGTCTTGTCTTCCTTAGTTTGTCCTTCCACTGATGGTCTTGAACTTGTCACATGGTAGAAGATGTGTCTTGTTTTATTTTTATCTCCGTCAAATTCAAAGGCTAGAGCGTAAGGCACTGCCTTTGCATCTGATTTTTCTACGATTGCACCATTCTTGTCCTTGATTGCTCCCAAGATTTTTACTTCAAAATCTTCAGGAATTAAAGCAATTTCAAGGTCTCCAGAGTAACCGTTGTTTGAAAATTCAGACCAGTAAATTACATCGTCTGCGTAAAATTCGTTACTGTCGCCTTCAGCGTCTAGTGATAAGTTAACTGCTCCAGGTACTTTTATAACTTCGTCAAAAACTACTCCCTCTTCCTTATCCTCTTTGATTGGGAAGACATGAACATTTTTAAGTCCAAATTTAACTTTATTTGCCATATAAATTCTCCTTTAAATTAAATATAGTATGGAATCAAAAAGACTTTTTCTGTGTCTATGTAGACATCCGAGCCTTTTTCCCACACTATTTCTGCTTCATCTAATAAGTTTTCTAGCCTTTCTTCCAAGGCCACATCTTTGTTTCTTACATACAACTCAATATTCCAGTGTGCCTCTTTATCGTAGACAATATTGTCTGCTTTAAAATTATTAGAGCCTGCTCCGTAGTAGACAATAAAGGGTACTACTCCAGGCTCTGTATTGACAAAGTAACCTACTGGTAAATTGAGAGGTTTTAAAAGTTTTACAGGATTGATTTTATCCATTCTCAATCCCCTTTCTTATTTCATCTTCAAAGCTTTTTATAGCTTTTTGTTCCACAGCTGCTATGTGAGGTTTAGCTGCAACTCTTCCACCATTAACTTTAGCATGCCCAAATTCTAGTAAATGAGTGAGCCTGTAATGTTTTTCATTGTGTATTACACTTGATTTACTTCTAGTGGCAGTTTGCCCATCTTGTTTTTTCCATCCGCCAGCATATTTTCCAGACTTCTTTGGACTTGAAGATTTTAAATCCTTTACAGTTTCATTTGTAACTTTATCAACTGCACTATTGACCACTTCATTCGCCAAATCCAATTGTTCCTTCATAGCCTTTTCAATCTCATTAACTAGATCAATTGACATTTGCGACCTTCCTTTCACAAACTAACTCTAGCTTATCAAGCGTTCTCTGATAGGTTCTTATTATTGTGTATTCAATATCATCACAGATCACAAGGTCTGCATCCCTAAATTCTTCAGCATAAATTTCAAAAACAAAGTTGGGTTTTAAACCTTGATTTGCAGCTCTGTAAAATTCATTCTGACTAACAGACATCCTCTCTGCAAATACATGCCATTCTTCAACTTGTGGAATTGGATTGCCCCAATCATCAGTCTTAGTTCCACCGTTTTTTATAAGTTTAATTACTACTGATTTTTTCATGAGGCAAATAATCTCCATACTTATAACTTAAGGCTAGATGCGTTTTCAAAGAATTATAGCATTCTATAAGACCATTTCTATCAGGATTTTCACTTCCAAAATGAGCCTTTACATAAATTCCTACTGCCCTCTTTATCAAATCATCATCAGCTCTTGCAACTCCACTTAGATCTAAATCTAAAAGACAAGCACTTATCAAAATTTTGATTTCCTCATCAAAAACATCAGTGCTTGCCTGTCTTAAAAGTAATTTACAATATGATAATAAATCTTCAGGTGTCATAATTAATCACCCTTTTCTGTTTTCTTTATTTCCTTCTTTTTCGGTGCGTCGTCTACAACTACACCTGCATCAAGATACTTCTTTAAGTTCTTGTTTTTATCATCAATTATTTCGTGGATATCATAAAAGACCTTGGTTTCAAGGTCTTGAAATCCACTTACAACTCTATAAGCCATTTATTAAACTCCCTTAACTAGGTAAGCAAAAGCTTTTTCATCGATTACTCCGCCGTCGTGTACTTCGTAACCTACAAAGTCAGTTGTTCTTGCCTTTGCGTGGTTTTCAGTAACTAGCTTCATATCTTCAGAGATATTTTCCTTGTAACCTGCTGCCATGTTACCGATAAGGATTTCGCCATCGCCCATAGCATCTTCTTCCATTACTGGAATACCAAAGATTCTGCCTACTCCACCTGTAGTTACATCAGGGATAAATAGTGGTCTACCTTGACCGTCCATTAAGTTTGCAAGTGTACCCCATACAGTTGCATTATTAGCATAGATTTTTGCTCCGCTTACATAGCCAGATTTAATCTTTGCCATAGCTGCTGTGATATCTTTGTAAGTTAAGCCATCAGCCTTGTAAGATACTTTTTGAGGTGTTGATGCTTCAGCTTCGATTGCTGTCACTACTCCTTGTGGATACTTAGCATCGCCCTTTCCTTTAACAAAAGCTTTTGCCTTAGCAACTCCCATTCTTTCTCCAAGCTCTCTAGTGATGAATGGAATAAAATCAGCAACTGCCATAGCTTGTAACTTCCAAGTTACTGTAACAGCCTTTGATAATTCTTTGCCATTAAGAGTTAACTCTCCAAATTTATTTTCTTCATCTGCTGTTGGAGTCGCTTCATCGTAATAGTCAGCGTCTCCTGCTGGAATACCAGTTCTCTTAACATATTTTACAGTTCCCTTAATTCTAGTTGCTACTACATCGGCTAGAATTGGGTGTAACTCTTTCATTGTGTCAATAATCCCACCTATAACAGTTTCAGGGATTAGAATCTCAGTGTTAGTTGTGTTGTGAGTGTACACATTTTCAGGGTTCATTTTATTAAATAAATTTACTTCATCTTCGTTAAGGTCTCTTTGTAGTGCCACTTTGGCAAATACATCTTCGTAGTTTACTGGGTTCTTGTTTTCTAGTTTTTCCACTGCTTTTAAGCCTCCTTCGCTTACTGATAGATTTTTCATATCAGTAACTTTCTCATCTTCTATGTTTAATGCGTCTAAGTTTGCTTGTTCTTTAGATGCTTCTTCAAAATCTGCATCTAATTTTTCAATTTCAGCTCTTTTTGCTGCTGCTTCTTCAATTTTGCCAGCGTTGATAAGGTTTTGTGCCTCATCAAGCAAGGCTGCTCTCATTTCTAAGTATTTTTCTTTGTTCATCTTAAATTTTCTCCTTTAACTTCAATAAGTTTAGTTGCTCTTGCTCTCTCTCTTGCTTTAATTTATCAATAACAGCTTGTGGAATTAAAAAGTCACTTGCTGCTACTAACATAAATTCATCTGCACTGTCTGACTTGGACAATATCTCGTCTATAAAGCCATTTTCTAGTGCCTCTTCTGGTGTAAACCAAGTTTCATAATCCATAAGATCTAAAATTTCTTCTCTTGTCTTACCAGTCTTTAGCATATAAGCATTTGCAATGGTGTCATTGGACTTTTTAAGTTGCTCTGCGTAGTGTTCAAAGTCTCTGTAATCTCCAGATCCTGATGCACTTACATTGTGTATCATCATTTGTGCAGTTGGACTCATGACAACCTTAGTACCTGCCATAGCTATAACTGATGCTGCACTTGCCGCTCTACCAGTTATTGTTATGTTGACATTGCCTTTATGCTGCATAAGTGCTGTGTAAATTTCAGAGGCTGGATAGATGTATCCGCCTGGTGAGTTAATTTCTATGTCTACATCTTGTCCGTCTACAAGCTCTAAGTCTCTAGGACAAAAGGCTTCCATTTCGCACCAGTCGTATATCCATTTGTCGTCATTGCTGACAATTGTGCCATTAATCTTCGTTTTCATCTTCTTCACCTCCTCCGCTGTCTATTTCTTGTGTGTCAAGTCGTCTAATATAGCTTTGTCCCAATCCATCTGGTATTGGTGCCATATTAAGGATTTCTCTTACTTCGTCAGGGTTCATTATTCCTCTGTCCACAAATTGGACTAAATTTAATTTAGTTTGCATAGATGCAAAGTTAAGATTTGACGATTCAAAAATAATCTTATTTCCAAATCCTCTTTCCCTTCTTGTAAATAACTTCCTTGTAAACTCGTTAGACATTTGTACTAGTACCGGCTCAATCTCTGCTTCATAGTATGAGATCCATTGGTCCTCGTTGTAGCTACTCTGTACTATGCTTTCATTGGTATTAAAAAAACTGTAAATCCTATCTACAGTTCCCTTAGTTTGCATTGGATTCGGCACATAATTCTTTGGTTCTACTTGTTGAGCGTCAAACTTTAAGTCTGTCGCCGCTGCTCCAGCAGATTCAGAGTCAACACTCAAAAAACTTTCAACAAATTCTTTGGTTTGTCTCTTTATGTCTTCCTCTCTAAGCACATTGTTAAATTTTAAGAGCCACATAATGGTATTGCTATTCTTAATTGCCTTAACTATTCCCTGGTCTGTAGTGTTTACAATTTCCATAAGTTGAGTCAGTGCCTTAGCTGGGCTCTCGCCGAAGATGTCATTGTTATTAAAGTCTCTGCGTAGATGTATGACATCGGAGTATCTGAAAGTATAATATTTTCCTTTTATCAAAAATCTTAAAAAGAGTTCTCCCCGGTTATTTTCTAAAGCTTCAACACTGCTAGAATTTATTGGATAAATTGCCTTAGCAAGTCCATTACTATCTCTTTCTATGAGTGCAAAGGCATTGTTGTTAAGTGCTAGTTGATTTGCAAGCTTCTCTTGCAGCATCTGTCCAGACATGTAAGGGTTAGGCTCTTCTAATAAAAATCTTATATAGACTTCAGGGTTTACCTGTGTTGTGGTTTCGTCTTTTCTTATGTGCTTAGCCACAGCCTTTCCTATAGCTTGTGTCTTAGGTCTTATGCAAGACCTCACTATGTCAGATGCGTAGAGATTTCCGTTGTAAGCGTAAAAGCCTTCGCCCCTTTCGGTTACCATCTTATAGCCAGAGACTTTTACAGTCTCATCTTTATTTTTCAAAAAATCAAAAATTCCCATTTTTCACCTCCTTAAATTAAAGCTAAATATTCTTCCTGGTTATCTTCAAAAACAATTAGTGCATCCATGAGAGATGCAACACCGTCTATTCTTCGCCTTGGGTTACTTGTCTTGCATAAGGCGATGTTGTCGTTAGTGTCCGTCTTAATGGCTGCGTTGGACAAGTTCCACTTTGTAATCGGGTTATTATTGTAGTTGACTTTCTTTGCTCTAAGGTCGCTTTCAAGCCTTTTCATGGGATTGGAAAAAGTCTTTGCACCTTGTGCTACTGGTACTGTAATCTTCCCAAAGGTTTGCTCTAACTCGTCAACTAAGTATTGTGCAGACCATCTATCGTAACCAATTCTGTATATATAGCAGTCCATTTCATTCTGGACTTCTAAAAGCCACTTGGTTATGTCCTTGTAGTCAACCTTGTTAGTGCCTGACCTTCTTAAAAGCCCTCTATCTTCCCAGACATCATAAGGGATTTTATCTTCATGACTTCTAACTTCTATCAAGTCAGATGGTAGCCAGTACATTTGCTTGACATAAGTTGTCTCATTATCTGGCACCTTAAAGACTATAGTCGCACAAGTTAAGTCAGTAGTTGCTGACAAGTCGATGCCAGCTATACAGTATCTAGGCTTTAAGTCTGCCATGTCAAAGGTTTCTCTATTGTCGATAGTCTCAAATGTCAACCATGCTTCGCCCGTTGTTTCTGGTATGTCAAAGTCCTTAGTAAGTAAGTTCTTAACAAGCTTACTGTTGGCTTTAGCCTTGTTGACCTTATCTCTTAGAGCATCAGTCTTTTTTATTGTCCCCAGTCCAGGGTTAGCCTGCATCCAGGTTTCCTCATCAGTCCAGGTCTTTCTGTCGTCAAGTTCATAAACTAAAAATAAGGACCTTTCGTCCTTATATCCATCTGGGTCAAAATATCCATTTATAGTTCTATCTGCTTCATCGTAGATGTCATCATAGACATTTTCTCTCACAGTTCCAGCAGTTGTTGTGATTAAAATTAAGGGCTGCTCTCTTGCGCTTGTGCCATCGACAATTACATCGTATAAGTTTTTATCTGTCCAGGCATGGATCTCGTCCATAGTTGCTCCATGGACATTAAGCCCGTCTAGCGTGTCAGAGTCTCTGCCAACTGGCTTGTAGATTCCGTCGTTTATCTCGCAAGTAAGTTCAGCCACTAAAGGCTTGATTCTCTTACTAAGTGCTGGCGACTTCTTGACCATTCGCTTTGCTTCAAGCCATATAATTTTAGCCTGGTCTTTCTTTGTAGCCACAGAATAGATCTCAGCTCCAGGTTCACCATCTGCTATAAATAAATATAGACCTTCAGCAGCAGATAAAGTGGACTTGCCATTCTTCCTGGCGACTATTAAAACTACTCTTTGATACTTTCTTTCGCCAGTAATCTTATGGACTATGCCAAATGTAGCTGCCACCTTTGCCTTTTGCCATAGCTCCAAGATAAAAGGCTTACCGCCCATCTTGCCCTTAGAGTGCTTGCAAAATTTTTCAATAAAGTTTATAGCGTGATTTGCTCTCTTCTCATCATACTCCCACTCACTGTCTGGGTCTTCTAAAAAGTCTATGATGTATTCATAGGTCTTGTAGACTTTGGTGCTAACCTTGATTCTATTCTCATTCATCCACTCCCAATAATCATATATAGGATTTTTACTTGTCATTTAGAAAGTCCTCGAAGCCGTCGTCAATTTCTTTCTGCTGGTCTTTAGGGAGTAAATCCATTAATTGTTTGATTATTGTGGAGTATCTTTGCACCATAGTGTTATATGACTTTAAAGCAGGATGCTCTCTTAAAATTGAGTATTCGCCCTGTGGCATCTCATCAATTGGTCCCTTTTCGTCAATTAAAAACTTCAATTCCTTTAAAGTAGATTTCATAAAAGCAGCTTCTTCTATGAGATTCTTGGCTGTTAATCTTTTAACTCGATCTACATCTTTGTATAAATTTGTAAGTCTTGTGATTTCTCTTTTAATCTCTTTATCTTTTTCCACTGTCATTTAATTCCACCTACTTTCCTCTAATTTTAAGGGTGGGGGTTATGTAAAAAACACCTGTGC